TTGGCGTGATGCTTGTTGGTATGGCTGGCGTGATTTGGGCATCAGTGATGCCTCACATTGGGAGGTAGCATGAACTGGTCAGACGTACTCAAGGCGGTCATTCCCGTCATCGTTGCATCGCTGGCATGGTTGCTTGGGCAGGTAGCAGACTTTTCCACCCGGCTGACCAAGATTGAAGGCGCAATGCCCGCGTTGATTACCAAAGAAGGTGTCCCAACAGACAGCCCAATTTCTGCTGAAAAGCGGGCCAATCAAAAGGAACAGTTGATGGCACACATCAACGAACTTCAGGTGAAAGTCCGGTTGCTGGAAGAACGTGAAAGGATGGGTAAAAAACCATGATTCCAATTGTTGGCGCATTGCTTGGAACCCTTGCTCAAAACGGCCTTGGCTTGTTGGCAAGCGCGATTCAGGCCAAAGGGAAACAGATTGTTGAGGACAAGTTGGGGGTCAAGATTTCCGACAACCCGACACCGGCGGAAGTGGAAACCCTGCGCCAGTTGCAGTATGACCATGAGGAACGGTTGCTTGAGTTGGGAATTGAGAAGGCGCGGATTGAGCAAGAAGAACTGCGGGCATTGCTTGCCGCTCAAGCCAACCAAGAGAACAACGTCAGCGACCGCTGGAAGGCTGACATGGGGTCTGATTCGTGGCTGTCCAAAAACATCCGGCCAATGACGCTGGTTTACATCCTGACGGCTTACTTGCTGTTTGCAGCCCTGAGCGCGGCAGGGATTCAGGTTCAAGAATCCTACGTGCAACTGTTGGGTCAGTGGGGGATGCTGGTGATGACCGCCTACTTTGGTGGCCGCACGGTTGAGAAAATCATGGACATGCGCAAGGGGGGCGACAAATGAGCCTGAGCCAAGAACAAGCAGCCTTCCTGCTGGACGCTTGCAAGCTGATTCAGTTCGCCACTGAGCAGGGCTTCATGGTCACGGGCGGGGAACTGGCCCGGACGCCTGAGCAACAAGCCATTCACGTCAATGCCGGACGCAGCAAGACGATGAACAGCATTCACCTCAAGCGGTGCGCCATCGACCTCAATTTTTTCAAGGATGGAAAAATCATTTGGGACAAAGGCGTGTTGGCCCCTGTCGGCGCGTACTGGGAGAGCCTTCACCCCAAGAACCGTTGGGGCGGCAATTTCAAGTCATTGGTTGACTGCCCGCACTTTGAGCGCAACATCTGAAACCGGGAAGGGGGCAAGGGCACACCAAATCGTGCGCAGGTGCTGCGATTGCCCCCGGGGTCACAGCAACCCCCATCCCAACCCAAAAGCAAGCCAGTAAACCCGGGCGATGAGGCCGAACAGCGCGACACCGGCCAGCGTCATCAGGGTTGAAAAAAAGTATGTGATGACTTGTTTCATTTGAAAAGGTTTCCGTTGCGCTTGTTAATCCAGTTGTCACGTTCAGCCTTGGGCGTCTGCTTGTACTGGAAGATTTCAGCAAATTGCGGGTACGCCAGCGCAAACAGGCGGGCAAGGTACGGGCTGGAATTGTTGCTGATTTTCCAAGCCGTGCCCCTTTCCTCAATCGCTGAGTGATGGCGCAGGACGTGGATGATGGTGCGGGCGGAATAGTGCTTGAAACCAACGGCAATCACCTTGTTGGTTTCGCGCACAAACGCCTTCCACACGTGTTCGTTCTTGGGGAACCAGTCCACGAACTCAGCAGAGAACTGTTCACGGTTCTTGTGAATGAGCTTGATGAGGTCTGTCATGCGTCCCCCAATGGATGTTCGGTTGTCGTGATTGTGTGGCGCGGCATATTGAGGGCGTGACGGCAAGCGTCAATCACCGCGTCAATGGTTGACACCTGTTCTTTGGCGTTGCCTTTGTCATCCTCAACCAAAAATGTAATGTCATCGGCCTCAAGCCCTTGATGCTTCAAGGCGGCGTGAAGTGCCTCAGAGACGGCAAGCAACACCATTGCCATCTGTTTGTAGTCAATCTGTGCGGTCATGTCTTGTCCTTGATGTGGGGGCCGAAGCCCCCGGGTTGTCAGAAGCAGTTGGTGGTGCAGTTGCTGCCATAGCAGCAGGTTGTGCAGGTCACGGTGCGACCGTTGAGCATGTAGGTGTGGGTGGTGCAGCTTGCCCACGTCAGGGTTGCGAGGGTTGCGAGGTAAACCCCAATCAGTGCTTTTTTCATGTCAGTTCCTTTCAGTATGGAATGTCATCATCCATGTCGTTGAACCCGTTGCCGGGGGCTTGTGAGCGGTTGCCGCCTTCCTGTTCTGGTTCGTTCAGGAATGCTTTGCCGTCCCAGTTGAGCGGCATCAGGTCAATGACGAGCATTTCCCCGGTGCGCGTTTGCACCACACTGCCAATGGTGCGGTAGCGGTGCTTGGTCTTGCCGTCCTTGTCCGTGTAGGAGCCGGTGGAGGCTTTGACGATTCGCAGTGTTTTACTCATGGTTGCCTTTCAGGTTGTTGAGTTTTTCAATGGTGGCGTCCACTTCCTCAAGGAACTTGGACACTTCCGTGTTGAGCGTGTTGGCGTATTCCGCGTCAAAGGGGATGCGCTTGATGAACAGTTGAAGATGGTCAGGCATCCGGGGGTCATAACTGGCGAAGTCACACCATTCGCGGCCCGTGCAAATCATCTGCCACATCATTTGGTCAAGGTACTTTTTGGGCACAGCACCGGTCAGCAGAGTCTCAATGTGCGTTGACGTGTTGGGGCACTTGATTTCAACAAGCCCGTCTGCGCCCACCAGCCCATCCGGGGACGCGCCAGCATTGGCAATTTCGGGATGGTCAACAAACCCTTCCTCATCCACCATCACTTGGCGTTCAGCCTCATATGCGGCGCGGGCCAATGGCTCAGTGTCTGTGCCCCATTGCATCGCGCTGTTGCTGAAAGACTTTTCCGCCTGTTGCGTCATGCGCTCAACAATGAGTTGGGCCATGTAGTTGTCGCGGCTTGCGGCATACCCTGTCTTTGTGCGGGCCACCACGTCCGTGACGCGGGACGCAGTGACCTTGCCCAAGCGGGCGTTGAACCATTCGTCAGTCCGTTGTTCCATCGTCCACCACCTTTACTGAGTTGTTGATTGCCAAGAGGCTGTTGATGCGGTCATCAAGTTCTTTGACGGCCATTGCAAACTTTTCGCGCAGTTCTTGCTTTTTGTTTTCCAGTGCGGCGACTTGTTGCGGGCGGACGTCAAAGTTGTCCGGCACATCAACCTCAAACGAATGCTCACTCACCACAAAATAATGTTCCATCTTGGATTCACGGGGGTCAAAAGTCAGGAATGTGTAATTCACGGCGTCATCCCACGGGTATGACTGAGCAACCACAAAGCCTTTAATGGTGGTCTTCATTTGGACACCCCCAACTGAGCTTTTTTGGCGTCCTTGGCGGCAATGATGCGTTTCTGCGCGTTGGCATCACCCTTGGTTGCTTTGAAGGCGTCCGTGTATGCCTTGAGCAAGGTTTTCTCATCGCTGGACGCGCCAATGTTTGCCAAGTGGTCTGCCATGATGGTTTCGTCAACGGCAAAGGCTTGAGGCTTGGAACTGACGTTGCCGTCATCGTCCTGCGGGGCCATGCCCATTGCGCTCATCAGGCTGTACCGGCGGGCATACGTCAGCGCACTGCCAAAGCCCTGCGGGTCATTCTTGGGCGATGGAACCCAGAACTCACCAAGGGTCAGCAAGTCACCGGATTCATGCAGCAACACGGTGCGGACAAATGCGCCCTTGTCATCGCGTTCGGTGAATTGCGTGAAGGCGAAGCCCTCACTGTGCAGGGCGTCAATCACGGCCTCAACACACTCAGCAAGGTCTGCGTACCGGCTTTTGAAGTGCGGGTTGTCGCTGGTCTTGAGGGCTTTGCCAAACTTGCGTTGGGCGCGGAGGAATGCGCCAAACAACAAGGCGTCATCGCGTTGGGGGGTTTCAATCATTTCAGTCATGGTTTTTCCTTCAGGGTTAAAAATCGTCACGGTCAGATTCCATGTGGTCATAGACCTCACTGGACAGGGCATCAATGTCGGCTTGCTTCATCTTCCGCTCAAGCCACGGCGCGGGGCGTCCACGGGTGTCCAGCAGTTCCCAAGAACCGTGTCCACCTTCCTCTGGCATCCAGTTGTCGGGATGACCGCCTGTGTACATAGGCACAAAGGGTTCCCACTCCAGCACCCGGACGATGCAAGGAATGCCGCAGACGCGGGTGTTGAACTCAGTCATGCGGCTTCCTTTGTGTTGGTAAAAAAGATGCGACACCTTGTGCGCGGGCAATCAAAGACAGGGCGTTGCGGCCCCAAGTTGCCGTGCCGGGTTGCGGGCCTTCCATGTCAGTCAACTCAATCAGCATGTCAAGAAGTTCGCGTGCGTGAGCCATCAAGATGGCGTTGGCACGTTGTTCTTCATCGGGAACTGTTGCCCGGTTTGGGATGTTGGCCAAAGTTGTGCCGTGAACGCCGGGCTTGCGGGCTGTGATGCTGTATGGATTTGTTTTCCAGCCCCCGGATTTGTACCGGGTGTTGTCTTGAAAACGCCAGCGTTCCATAGTGTGTTTGCTAGTCATTTGTTCCCCCGGTCAAGGAAGATGCACTGGCCCACGTGGGTCTTGCCTTTGGCGTCCACATAGGATTCGCCACAGCCAGCGGCCCACTCAGCGACCATCAGCACCACAAAGGCGATGAAGGCCAAGCCAATGGCGGCTTGCGCCAGCCAAACAAAAATTGCTTTGATGATGTTCATGATGTTCCTCAGAATGGTGCGGGCGGCAGGTTGTCGCGTTGCTGTTTGTTGTACTCACGGATTTGTTTGGGAGACCAAGGGATTGGCCCCCCGGGAGGGGGGAAGGGCCACATGGTCAAGCCGTCAACAAGAGTGCTTCAGCTTGTGACTTGAGGCGGTTGCCGTCACCAAACCACGCGTTGGTCATGCGGGTGTCGGTGTTGTGTCCGCGTTCGTGGTCAACAAACTGCGTGATGGCGTTGAGCAAGCCCCAACGGGTTCCGTGAGTGCCCGGCAGGTCTGCGCCCATGCCCTTGCCGTCAAACAGGGCCAGCACTTGTTTGTATGCGCGGGAATCTGCCCAAACTTCCTGCTTGACCTCAACACCGGGAACCTTGACCAGTTGCTTGGTCTGAGGGAACAGGGTTGTCAGGTACTCTTTGACAAAGCCGGTGCTGACGCCTTGGCGGGCCAGTTTGCGGTAGTTGTCCATCATCCCGTCAAAGCCACCGACCACCAGACCCAACTTGTCACGCATCAGGCTTGCGTCAAAACGCGCACCGTGAGTGATGGACACGCGGGATGGGGCTGTCTCACGGTCAGCCATTGACAGGGTGTTGTTGCACACAACGCGGACGCTGGTGAACTGACCCACGGTGGCGGTGGAGCCGTCAAAGCTGGTGGACAGCAGCAGGTAGCCACGCACCGCGTCATCGCCCAACACGCAAGCCTCACGGTTGACGTTTGCCAGTGCCCAGATGCGCTTGCCACCGCTGATTGCGCCAGCAACCTCAAGGCTGAAACCGGCAGACTGCACCAACGTGTTGAAAAAGTCCAAGATTTCACCGGGCTGGTGGATGCGATAGCGGTCAGTCACCACGCCCAAAGGGGCTTGCGTGTCACTGCGGTACACCACGTTGCGGCCGGGGACGGGGTGAGCAACGCCACCCAACTCAGGGATGAACATGGCGCGGGCCACCTCAGCTTGCCAGTCCAAACCGGCCTCAGTTTTCCAGACCTCAATGGGGGCGTTGGGGGAGAGTGCTTGACCAAGACCGTGCCATGGCACGTTGCCGACAAACGCAATTTCAGACTTGCCGGTGTTGGTGTTGGTTTCGATTAAGTGAGCCATTTGAATTTCCTTTGAAAAGTCCCTTGCGGGCGGGTTGTGACGACCTGATGGCGCGTCCGTCAGCCCCCGGCAGAGGCTGACAGCCGGGTCATCAATTTGTCAATGCTGCAATGGCTTCCCGCTTGGTTGGAAAAGCCGTGTAGAACTCAGGGCCGTGACCATAGGTCTTGGTGAGCGTCCAGCCTTCACGGGTAGACAAGATGCTGTACTGCACAAGGCAATCAGACACCCAGCCAGTGAAGTAATACAGGCCGGAAGACAGGCGGGAGATTGTGGGTTTGCTCATTTCAGTTTCCTTCAAAAGACCCCGAGACGTTCGGGGCATGAGACGAATTCTAATGGTAAAAATTAAGCGGGCTTAAAAATATTTTAATCCCAACTAAACCGAAGGGTTATGGTTGTCACCCTAATTAGGGTCAGTTTTTGTCGGCACGCAGGAACACAGCAAATCGCACGCAGAAGCAATTTGAGGGGGTAGCCTGAACAACCGGGTGCGGCAAGAAGCAATCGCAGCAGGAAGGTGCACACCCTTGTTTTTCTGTTGGCGGGCGGTTGATGATTTAAGCCAACTTGCGGCACAATCCGGGGCATGAAAAAACAAGACGCAATCATCAAGGCCGGTTCCGTCCGTGCCCTTGCCGACCTGCTTGGCATCAGTCAAGCTGCAATCAGCATGTGGGGTGAAACCATCCCTCAAGCCCGGGAATGGCAACTCAGGGTCATCCGTCCTGACTGGTTTACTTCCTGATGTAAGCGGGCTTAAAATAAGCGGGCCACCGGCTAGGGTAGCCCCTGAAAAGACGTTTCATCACCGTCCTGCCGTGCTGGTTTCATGTGATGCCAGACACCAAGATGAGGTGAATTTTGTTCCATTACCCGTTCCACGTCAGCGATTACGTTGCTGACACAGCCCACCTGACCCTTGAGGAAGACATTGCGTACAGGCGGTTGCTTGACCTGTACTACACCAATGAAAGCCCCATCCCCAACGACCCCCCGGGGGTTGCCCGGCGAATACGTCTGCCAAAGCACGTTGAGGTTGTTTCATCCGTCCTGCAAGAGTTCTTCACGCTGGCGCAGGATGACTGCTGGCACAAAGCCCGCTGTGACGCTGAAATCGACAAGTTCCGTTGGTTTGCCGAAGCCGGGAAAAGGGGAGCCGAAAAACGGTGGGGAAAGTCCACTCAGGATAGCCCCCCCAATAGCCCCCCTAATGCCACCCCACATCCCGGGCCAATAGGAACCGAGAACCGAGAACCGAGAACCGAGAACCAATTATTAGGGGGTAAACCCCCTTTGTCGGCAACTGCGTTCCCGCCTTGCCCGCATCAGGAAATTTTGGCTTTGTGGAAAAAACACTTGCCCCACCTCAGTCAGCCAAGGGTGTGGGAAGGTTCCCGACAAGCAAACCTGCGCCAGCGATGGACGCAAGCGGCCAAGCCGTCCACGTACAGCCCGAAGGGGTACAGGTCACTGCAAGAGGGGCTTGAGTGGTGGGACGGGTTCTTGGGCTACATCGCGCAGGACACCAAGCTGGCGGACGGCTTTGAGACAGGCGGGCGCGTATGGCGTCCAGACCTTGAGTGGGTTGTCAACGCCACCAACTTCCAAAAAATCATTGACGGGAAGTACAACAAATGAGCTTTGCCAAACCAATCAAACCCTTTGCCGACCGTGAAAACGACAACGCCCGCCAAGAACGGTTGAGCATGTGCAAGGCGCATGAGTGCCCGAACCGCTGGAGCGTTTCACCTGAAATGCTTTGTTCAGCACACGCTCACTCACCGCCTCATATGTGGCCGCAAATCACTGACGAGCAACACCGGCACTTGGCCGCAAGGTCAAACCAGCCGCAGAACACTGAGCCAGTTCGCAAGGTCACGCGGGAGGAAGTGGACAGGGCGCGGGAAGCCCTCAAAGCCTTTGTCCGAGGCAACCAGCTTGACCCCAAGCAGTGGGCGCGCAACCTCAAGGCCCGGGAACAAGCCGGGGAGCGGCTCAACGATGTTCAACGCAAGATGTGGAGGGCTGCATTAAATGAACGCAATTCAAGCCAAGATGATTCTTGACCGGGTGCGTGATGGTTGGGATTATTCCGAGGCAACAATCACACGGGCATTTTTTATGACAGGGGAAATCAGTGAACACGAATTCAGAGCAATGGAGGGCGGAGTGCGAAGCCCGGGAGTGGGTGGCCCGTTACAGGAAACGGGCAATGGAGCATGGGCCGGGGGAAGCGCGGGGGTGGTGGGATGACATTTGCCGTGACATTGAAAAAAAGCGCGGCAAGCCAGCCGTTGAAGAACTCAAGAGGCTGATGAATGAGACGCGCAGCCAGAACAGACGCGAATCAGCAAGCCGTAATTGACGTGCTGAGGCAAGTGGGCGCAACGGTTCATTCCCTTGCGTCAATGGGCCAAGGTTGCCCAGACCTGCTGGTTGGCTTCCGTGGGCGCACCTGCCTGATGGAAGTCAAGGATGGCAGAAAACCGCCAAGCGAAACACGACTGACGCCAGACCAAGTTGTCTGGCATGAGCAGTGGACAGGCGGTTCACTTTCCGTGGTGTACGGCCCGGAAGATGCACTGAAAGTCATAGGTGTTTTATGAACGTGCCCAAAGTTCTGTACAAGCAAATCAAGACGTATGAGGCCCACGGGTTTCACCTTGAACACCTTGAACACCGAGCCGGTTCACACTGGTGCGCCCGGTTCAGGGAATTTCCACAGGCCCAATTCATCACGGCCAACGCCAACGACCCCCGGGCACTGAAAAACAACATTGCGCGATACCGCAGACTTGCAAAGGACACGACATGACAGACCTTCCAGACAAAGCCGCTGAGTTCATCCGAGAAAATGCGGCCGCATACGGCAACGCCAAGGGGCGGCGCGTCCACCTTGAGGAATTCCGCAAGAGCAAAAAAGCCCTGCTGATGAAAGACGCCCTGATGCGCGGCATTGAAGCGGCCAACGCGCAAGAGCGGGAGGCATACGCTGACAAGGAATACCGGCAGTTGCTACAAGGCTTGGCTGTGGCGATTGAGGATGAGGAAACACTGCGCTGGCAGTTGGAAGCGGCCCGCCTTGAGATTGAGATTTGGCGCACCCGGCAAGCCACCGAGCGCATGACCGTGAGTTCACACAGATGAGGAAAGCAACCAGACGAAAAATCTATGACAGAGTGAACCCCATCCTGTTGGCAATGCAGGGTGCGGCAATGACCGACAAGGAATCACTGGACAAATTGCGCTTTGGGGAACTGAGCGCGATTGAATCAATCACCAAGGGGAGCGGGACGCTGTGGGAATACCGGCTGTTGGCAGACATGCTCAACATCTGTGAGCGAATGGCGGAAAACGGCATTGGCCCGGAAGCCCTTGAAGCCTGTGAAGCGTTCAATGAGGAACTTGCGGGCATGGCGGAGCGTTACGAAAAGACCCACAAAATGGGATTCACAGGGCGAGGCTTGCAGCTTGCCCGTGAGGTGTTTGAATATCACGACATTCAACGCCAAAGCATCACCCGGGCAGAGTACGAACGGATGGTGAAAAAAACAGCGGATTACATCAAGTCAAACGGACACCGAGTGGTGAACCTCAAATGAACAACAAGATTTCAGCCAGTGAGCGCGTTCACTTGGCCCGCATCAAGGAAATGAACTGCGGTGTGTGCGGCGCATCAGGCCCGTCAGACGCTCACCACGTTGAACAGCACATGCAATTCACCTGCATTCCGCTGTGCAAAGACTGCCACCAAGGAAGTCACAACGGCATCCACGGGCGCAGGTCAATTTGGAACGTGTTGAAAAAAACCGAGTTGGGCGTGTTGAATGACACCATAAGACAACTTACAATGGGGCGCAACTGAAAAGGAATTCACATGGCAAAGTTCATTGGCAGGGTTCAAGAGTCCAACAGCATGGGGGCTGGCACTCAGATGGTGGTTGACTTGCTTCACTGCCGCACAACGGCCCAGCTTGAGCATTGGCTGACGCCAAGCCGAAGCGACCATGAGGCACTGGAATCGTTCTACACGGAGATTGTCCCGCTGGTGGACGCCTTTGCAGAGGGATTTCAGGGCAAATATGGCAAGGTTGACCCGGCCCTGTTCCCCAAGGGCTATGAGTTCCCGCAGGGTGAGCCGCTGGATTACTTCCTGATGGTGGCTCAGTCCATTGACGAGACACGACAAATGCCGACCTTCCCGGCTGATTCTTGGCTGCAAAACGTGGTGGACGAAATCCGCCTGTTGGTCAGCCAGACCATTTACCAACTGCGCGAACTTTCCTGAACGGAACCACCATGACAAAACAAGAGAGCAAGCTGAAAATCGTCTACCGCAAGGTCAGCACACTTTTGCCATACGCCCGCAACGCCCGCACTCACAGTGACGCGCAGGTGGCGCAGATTGCATCGTCCATCAGGGAATTTGGCTTCACTCAGCCCATCCTGTTGGACGGTGAGAACGGCATCATTGCCGGCCACGGACGTTGGCAAGCGTCAGTCCTGTTGGGCTTGGCCGAAGTGCCCACGATTGACTTGGGCCATATGACGGACAGCCAAAAAAAGGCGTACATCATCGCGGACAACAAGCTGGCCCTCAACAGCGGTTGGGACGAACAACTGCTGGAGTTGGAGATTCAAGACCTGCGTGACGCGGGCTTTGACATTGACCTGTTGGCCTTTGACCCGTCTGAACTCAAGTCCGCTGACGTGGATTATTCCGTGTTGGAAGATGAGGAAATTGACGACCAGCTTGATGAGATGAGCAAGGGCGTCCGCAAGGCCATCCAGATTGAGTTTGAGCCGGAGCATTACCCGGAAGCCAACGAACTGGTGAAGTGGTGGCGTGAACAGGGCGGCTATGTTGGGCTGATGCTCATCAATCATTTACGCAGTCAAAAAGAAAAGCTGAGTGCGTGAAGTGTTTTTATCTGGTGGGGTATCACGGATGCGGGAAAACCACCCAAGCCAACCTGCTTGAACAGACCTTCCCGCAGTTCAACTACATCGGCGGCAAGCTGGGCCTTGATGCCATCCGAAGCGTTCAACAGCTTGTGGATGAGGTCAAGGCCAGCAAGTCCGACATGGTGATTCACGGGTGCATCTTCCAGACCGAGCCAATGATGGTGCGGCTGACGCGCCTGACAGACCTTCACGTCATCGTGCTTCACTCACTGCCGGAGACAGTCAAGACCCGGACGATTCACCGTGGTGCGGCCGATTACAACGTCAACAAATTCAAGGCGCATTACAGCTTCATCAAGAAGTTGCCCGCCATGAAAAAATACTACCCCTTCAAGCTGCACATCGTTGACAACAACCGCGGCATTGAGGAAGTCCAAGCCGAACTGAGGCAAATATGTGCGCCATCATAGGTTTTGTCTGCCCTGAGCCGTCCAAGGAAGCGATTGACACGCTCAAGCAGCTTTTCATTGAGTCCAAGATTCGCGGCATGCACGCCTACGGCTATGCGGCCATTCAGGACGGCGCGGTGATTGAGTACAAGAGCAACACCCTCAAGCCCCTGTTGGACAGCATCAGGACGCCCACAATGCTGATTGGGCACTGCCGTTACAGCACCAGTGGGGATTACCGCAACCACCTCAACAACCAGCCCCTGCGCCACGGTGACGAGTATTTGGTGTTCAACGGCGTGATTGACATGAGAACCAAGGCGGAGATGGAAGCCGCGCACCGCATTGAGATGAGTTCCGACAATGACGGTGAAATCATGCTTCAGGCCAAAGACCGGATGAAGCTGCTCAAGTCCAAGGTGACGTTCAGCGGCCTGACACTCAATTCGCACCGCCTTGCGTTTTTTCGCAATGAGGGCAGGCCCGGGTACAGGGGCGACCGTTACGGTGCAACCTTCATCGGTTCTACTGCCGACATTTTGAGGCGTTGCCGGATGGAACCCACGCAGATGAACCCTTATGAGGTGCACGAATGGACAGCGTGACCGAGTTCCTGACGTTTCACCGGGCAAGCAGCCTTGCCGGGGATATTGACCCCCAAAATGACTGCCTGAGCTACATCGCAG